AAAATGGCTCGTGGTCTGCGTGTGCCATCCAGCTATTTGCCCACTGGTCCCGACGACTCAGACCGTACAATGAACGACGGAAAAGTAGGCACAGCCCTGATACAAGAGTACAGATTCAACCAATACTGTGAACGACTACAGCGTTTGATCATGCAAAAACTTGATGATGAATTCAAGATGTTTATGAAATGGCGTGGATTCAACATCGACAACAGCATTTTTGATATTGTGTTGGGTCCACCACAAAACTTTGCAAGTTATCGTCAAGCAGAAATGGACACCAGCCGTGTGAGTACATTTGGCGCATTGGAACAATTGCCCTACATGAGCAAGCGTTTCTTGATGGAACGATACCTGGGTCTGAGTCAGGAAGAAATTACTGAAAACGCAAAACTTTGGAAAGAAGAGCGCGACGAGCCTGATCTGCAAACCACACAAGGGCAGGATCTGCGTAGTATTGGCATTACCCCAGCCGGCATGGAAAGTGATATTCAAGCTGGTGAAGCATTGGCTGCAATGCCGCCCGAAGGCAGTGCTGATGTAGGTGCAGTACCTGGTGCACCGCCTGGTCCTGGAACAGCACCCTCGGCTGTTCCTCCGCCGCCAACTGCATAAATACCTGTATGATTTTAAACGAACTGTATCAGAAGCAACCTGAAGGATATCAAGATATTTCTCAGGACAACAGTCAGCCTCAACGAGGTCAGCTTCGTAAAACTCGTTTGACTTTGCGACAGTTGAGCAAATTGCGTCAGATGAATGATGTTAGAACCTTTGAGTACAAAGAAAAACTCAAAGACATTCGCAAACAGTACGCACCTCCAGCAGCGCCACCAGGCCTGTAAATTTCCTTCAAAAACGCCACTTTTGGCGTTTAAATATGCTAAGTTTACTACTTTTGTGTAAGTAATAAACATGAGCCATAACCCTTTGGAGGAAACAATATGACATCAAAATTTGAACAGTTAATTGAATTCGTAATTAACGATGAAGACGCAAAAGCTAGAGAACTTTTCCATGATATCGTAGTTGAGAAATCTCGCGAAATCTATGAAAGTCTGATGGATGACGATCAAGACCCAGTCGAAGAAGGCATGGATCCAATGGAAATGAACGACGGCGATGCTGCCGACGATTTGATCACTGACGTTGAGACTGAAGAAGAAGGTCTCAGCGAAGAAGACGACATGGATGCTGAGTTTGACGATGGCGCAGAACAAGCCGGCGATGATCTCACACATGACATCGAAGGTGCCCACGACGAAGGCGACATCGAAGATCGCGTGGTTGACTTAGAAGACAAGCTAGACGAACTAATGGCGGAATTTGAAGCCATGATGGGCGGCGATACTGGCGATCAAGATTCGGAAGAATTTGAAATAGATGCCGGTGGCGATTCAATGGAAATGGATGACACCGCTGACATTATGCCAGAAATGGGCATGATGGAAAACGTCGATCTCAAAGCTGCTCCAAAGCCAGTTACTTCAGAACCAGCTGGTACAAACAGCCGTTCCACAGTGGCTGCCAACAGTGGTGCCCGAGGCATGCAAGGTTCCCCAGTTAGAATGACTGGCGACACAGCCCAAGGCCGCCCTGCTCCGTCTGCTAAAGACATGGGCATGACAACCAGTCCCAAGCAAGGCGCCGCTCCAAAGCCTGTTACAACACAAGCTGCTGGCGTAAACACCAAGTCTCCAGTCTAAGAGAATATGGCTCGTTATCTACAAGAACATCTCAGCTTCTCGCAAGCGCAGGTAAAACTGCTGAGCGAGGACGCTGTTGATGGCTCTGGTAAAACCCTTTACATGCAAGGCATCTGCATTGAAGGTGACAAGCGCAATGCTAACGAAAGAATATACCCGGCTCACGAGATCCGCAAAGCAGTTGGCACTATCAATGAACAACTTGAAAATGGCAACTCGGTATTAGGTGAAGTAGATCATCCTGATGATCTTAAAATTAACTTGGATCGTGTCAGCCACATGATAGACAAAATGTGGTGCGACGGCGCAATAGGTTATGGAAAATTAAAAATATTACCAACCCCAATGGGTCAACTGGTTAAAACCATGTTGGACAGCGGTGTTAAATTAGGTGTTTCAAGTCGTGGGTCAGGAAACGTCGACGACAGAACAGGACATGTCAGTGACTTTGAAATCGTCACTGTAGATGTAGTTGCACAACCCAGTGCTCCAAATGCATATCCCACAGCAATTTACGAAGGACTCATGAATATGAAGTACGGACATAGATTGTTGGAAGTGGCACGCGAAGCCGGTGCGGACAACAAAGTACAAAGATATTTGACCAGCGAAGTAAAAAAGCTGATCAGAGATCTTAAAATTAGGGAGGAATAAGCATGTTAGATGCTATTAAACCGTTACTAGATAGCGATTTGATCACCGAGGAAACTCGCCAGGAGATCTCTGAAGCTTGGGAAGCCAAGATGACAGAAGCTCGTGAACAAGTTCGTGCGGAACTTCGTGAGGAGTTTGCACAGCGCTACGAACATGACAAAACAGTGATGGTGGAAGCCCTAGATCGTATGGTTACAGATGGTCTGACCGCAGAGATCCAAGCAGTTGCAGCTGAAAAGCAAGCACTTGCTGAAGACCGCGTTAAATTCACTGGCAAAATGAAAGAATCCGCAACGAAGTTTAACAGCTTTATGGTTTCTAAATTAGCCGAAGAAATTGGCGAACTGCGCAAAGATCGCAAGCAGCACAACGAAGGCCTCCAGAAATTGGAAGGATTCATTGTGCATGCATTGGCCCGTGAGATTCAAGAATTTGCGACTGACAAACGAGATGTTGTAGAAACAAAAGTTCGTCTAGTTCGTGAAGCACGAGGCCAGTTGGAATCATTGAAGCGCAGATTCGTAAAAGAATCTGCACAGAAAATGACTCAGTCTGTAAGTCGTCATCTAAAGGCCGAACTCAGCCAACTACACGAAGACATTAAAGTTGCTCGCGAGAACAATTTTGGTCGTCGTATTTTTGAAGCATATGCCAGTGAATTTGGTGCTACCCATCTCAATGAGAAAGCGGAAGTACGCAAGTTACACGACACCATTGCACACAAAGATGCCAAGTTGTCTGAAGCCATCAAACTTATTAAGAACGCAAAAGTTCTTAACGAGTCCAAAGAGCGTGAAATACGCATGATCAAGGAATCCAATGAGCGTCAAAGCACATTAGATGACTTGCTGGCTCCCTTAAACCGGGAAAAAGCAGCGGTCATGAGTAGTTTACTCGAAAGCGTCCAAACTAGCCGTTTGAAAAACGCATTTGAAAAGTATCTTCCAGCTGTTCTAACAGACCGCTCTGTAAAAGCCCCAAAAGTGATTACAGAATCCGTGTCCACAGTCACTGGCGATAAATCTGCCCGTAGCCAATATGAAGAAGAAACTGCTGAACACAGCAATGTAATCGACATCAAGCGGTTGGCAGGGTTGAATTAATTTTAAAGGAGACATTAAATGTCACAACAATTATTAGAAGGTCGCTGGGACGAGACCAAGGAAGCACTGCTTGAAGGTCTAAACGGTTCAAAGCGTAGTAGTATGAACGTTATTCTTGAGAATACTCGTAAGTACTTGAAAGAGAATGCAAGTGCTGGTTCCACAGCATCTGGTAACATTGCCACATTAAACCGTGTGATTCTGCCAGTGATTCGACGTGTTATGCCAACTGTTATTGCTAACGAGTTGGTTGGCGTTCAGCCAATGACAGGTCCGGTTGGTCAGATCCACACTCTGCGTGTGCGTTACGCCTCTGCGTTGACAGACAATTCAGCTGCACAAACAAGTGTTGCTGCTGGTCAAGAAGCACTGAGCCCGTTCACAATTGCCACAGCTTATTCATCAAGCCCAGCTGCTGCTGCTAACGCAGGCACAACTACTACCAACTACCAGGGCGCTAGCACAGCATCCATGGAAGGTAACGGCGGTAAGACTGTGTCTGTTCAAATCTTGAAGCAAGCTGTTGAAGCTAAAACTCGTAAGCTACAGGCTCGCTGGACATTTGAATCTGCACAAGACGCACAAGCCATGCATGGTATTGACGTTGAAGCAGAAATCATGGCTGCTCTTGCACAAGAGATTACAGCTGAGATTGACCAAGAGATTTTACTCAGCTTGAGCAGTCTGGCTGCCACTGAGTACACATACAACCAAGCTACTGTGAGTGGTACTGCTACATTCGTTGGTGATGAACACGCTGCTCTAGCTGTTCTGATCAATCGTGTTGCCAACCTGATCGCTCAGCGTACACGTCGTGGCGCTGGTAACTGGGCTGTTGTTTCACCAGCTAGTTTGACAGTGCTGCAAAGTGCTACTACCAGTGCGTTTGCTCGTACTACAGAAGGCACATTCGAAGCACCTACAAACACCAAGTTTGTTGGTACATTGAACGGCGCAATGCGTGTGTTTGTTAACAGCTATGCTAACGATTCGTCACCAGTTCTGGTCGGATACAAAGGTTCTAGTGAGGCTGATGCAGCCGCATTCTATTGCCCTTACATTCCGTTGATGAGCTCTGGTGTTGTGTTGGATCCAAGCACATTCGAACCAGTCGTGTCATTCATGACAAGATATGGCTTCGTCGAATTGACAAATACTGCAAGCAGTTTTGGTAACGCTGCCGATTATGTTGGCGAAATAGCAGTACAAAACCTTAGTTTCTCCTAATCAGAGATTGTTTGTTTTATTCATCTCAGGGATGGGAAGAATCAAAAAAGCGCCGCAAGGCGCTTTTTTGTTGACTTATGTATCTATAAATGTTATTATAGAGCTTACTAACATAAATAAACATATGAACAAATATAACCAATGGTACAAAAATATTACAGAACAAGCTAAAAATCGTGTTCTGGAAACATATACTGAAAGTCATCATATAGTGCCTCGTAGTTTAGGTGGCAGTGATGACCCAGACAATCTAGTCAATCTTACAGCCAGAGAGCATTTTATTTGTCATTGGCTATTAGTTAAAATAACAGTAGGAGACTCTAGATCTAAAATGATCTATGCTTTGCGTATGCTAAGAGCAGAAAAACACGGACAACAACGATATCATACCAAAATTACTAGTAGAGTTTATGAAAGTATTAAACAAGAATATTCTAAAATAGCGTCAAACAACAGCATGGGAGAAAAAAATTCCATGTGGGGTAAAACACACACCCCAGAAGCAAGAGAAAAAATTAGACAAAAGAATTTAGGAAATAAACTAACACCAGACCAACATGCTAGATTGGTAGCAAACACAACTGGTAAAAAGAAACCTCCTATCACTGAAGCACATAGAGCAAAGTTATCTGATAATCATAAAAGCAAGCAACCTGATTTTAATGGGTCGTTGTCAGATGATACTCGTAAAAAAATTGGCGATAAAATTCGTGGTCGCAAACAGACCGAAGAAGAAAAACTGGTTCGCAGTTTGGCCAACATGGGCAAGAAGCGTGAGAAACGACTCTGTCCGCACTGTGATCAACTAGTGGCAGTGAATGGGTACGCTCGCTGGCACGGTGCCCATTGCCGCCACCGGATAAATATGTCATGATCAACCAAATAAAATACTCGGGCCTGTTTCCAGAACCGCATATCAGTCCAGTGGGCACCGTCCTGGGACTTAATCAACCTCAACCGCAGCCAGCAGTGGTGCCAGTGGCGCAGCAGCCCGTTAAATCTTAAACAGTTTCAAGTGTAGGTTGATTCGTTTGACCACCGTAGCCCAGTCGCCCATTGCAGGTTGTCGGAATAGTCTGGCTGTGGCATACCACGGAGTATCGTCTCGGTTCAACAGCCAGCGCCAGCATAGTCCATAACTGTTCAGCATGATCCAAGTGGGCTTGCCCAGAGCAGCAGCCAAGTGTGCAGTAGCAGTGTCCACACTCACAACCACATCAAGATTGGTCATCAATGCAGCAGTGTCATTGAATGTGGGCAAGCCACCGGGAAAACAATGAACCCCTGCTGCTACCAATTGCGCTTGTTCCGCCGCGGTGCAATCCGTTTGCAAGTTGTACCAGTCATAGTCAGTGTTGGATTGGATCAACTCCAGCATGGTTTCAAATGGCATTCCCTTGTGTTGGTTGATCCAACTGTCCCTGCGTCCTGACCAGGCAAATCCCACTCGTAATTTATGCTTGGCGCCTAGGTTCCTTCGCCAATCGTCAATGAGATTACGATCGGGTTTTAAATACTGTATGGTTGAGGGCAAGTTTTCCACACGCACATTTATTCGACCCGGAATAGTCATCAAGGGAATCCAATAATCAAAATGATCACCAGGCGATTGCGTATAAGTCAACACTGTGACACCTTGTCCCACATCACTGCTTTGAATCAGTGTGACCATGGCATCAGTAACTTGTATGGTCACAACAGCACCAATGTTTTTTAAGTTTTGTACAAATCGCACAAACTGTATGATATCACCATGACCTTGTTCGCCACGAACAAAAATAGTCTTGCCTGTCAATTCTTCACCGTTCCAAACGGGCCAAGGATAATCAGGCAAGGTGCCTTTCAAATGTTCAAAGTTGTGTCTTGCTTCGTATGCAGGCCATCCACGCTCATAGTCACCACTCATCAAATAAGCAACAGCAAGATTAAAGTGATTGGTCACTGTGCCAGGATCCAGCTGTATGGCTCGTTGGTTGAACGGAATGGCGCCCTCAGGATCTCCCAGTTCTCTCAACACATTGCCGTAGTTGTTGAATGCACTGGCACTAGATCGATCTCCAACCATGGCATGCATGTACTGCTGTAAGGCCAGTTCTGGTTGATGTTGTTCTCTAAAGGTGTTGCCCTGGGCAATGAGTAATTCTGTGTTTTGCATGGCAATATTTACACAGTATTGGGGCAGGTTGAAAATATCATTACAGCTAAATAACACTAACGCAATACTGTGTTTTATGCGGCACACCAGCCGCGTAGTAGGCTAGAACCTGCATCGGACTTCTTTAAGGAGAAAACAAAATGGGTCGTCCTCTAAAAATTCAAAAATATTCTGCCAATTCTGGCATCAACTCACCTGGCGCTGCTGTTGCTATTGACCAGGGTTACAATCCGTTTGCTGCACCCACTGCATTGGACACTGCCACTGTGGTACTACCAAGCCCGGCAACATCACCATTGCCATTTACCGGCGTGGTTGGCGGTATTGACGGCGCTGGAGTCAGCACTACATATCCCATTGTTTCAGTCACTTGCAACATTGAAAACAGCTATTCTGGATCTGCTGCTGGCGCAATTATTCGCCAGAAAGGTTCTCACAAATTCCTAGTGGCCACTACCACTGCTATTGATCCTGAAAATGCAGTAGTTGGCGTTGCTCTTCAGATTGCAGTGCTGGGCGATACAGACTGGCAAGCCATGGGTGCTCCAGTTGGCGCCGATGTTGGTACCTTGTTCACTGCAACAGCAGCCGCAGGCGCAGGCACATCTGGCACAGCATTTGAAGTTGGTCAGTGTGTGTTGGCCAACGATGCAACTCCGGCCGCTGGCGAAATGAACATTGCAATGGCAGTGTCCAACGACAGTACCAATGTTTACATCAGCAAATTGACCAACAAGTTTGTACAAGACTTCAACGGTGGCGGCACTGGTGGTGTTGCCAACACTGGCGATGTTTGGGCATACACAGATGTAGTTGACGACATCGAGTATGCAGCTAACTTCTTCACTGACGTGTCTACATTTGCCAAATCTGGTGCAGAAGTTGCTACTTGGGCAAGTACTCAACAAAACAGTGATGGCACTTTGGGACTGGCACAAGTTGACAGTACAACCTAATAGTTCAGTTAGGTAATTTTCAACAGCCGATCCCCGCAGTTAAATACTGTGGGGATTTTTTATGACCGTAGCATTTGTGTTGGGAAACGGCGTCAGCAGGTCTGGCCTTCCGTTGGAACAGATTCAAAAATTGGGAAAAATTTATGGGTGTAATGCTCTCTACAGAGAGTTTACACCTGACGTTCTTGTGGCCACAGATCGTGCCATCGCTCAGCGAATACAAGAAACAGGATATTCTGCTAAAAATAAATTTTATACTCGCAAACCCATGGACGGCTTAGGTGCTCTGCGTGTGCCAACAGAATATTACGGATTCAGTTCAGGTCCAAATGCAGTGGGCATTGCAGCCTTGGATCAGCACAATAAAATTTATATTCTAGGATTTGACATGGGACCAAGCGTACACAATCAATTCAACAACATATACGAAGGTACAGAGTTCTACAAGCCATCAGGATCCACACCCACTTATACTGGAAATTGGGTAAAACAATTGGCAAAGATAACAAAAGATTTCTCAAACACCCAATTTATTCGCGTTTGCGGCAATACTACAGCACGATTACCAACTTTGGATAATATTACAAATTTGTCTCATGAGGATTTGGCCACCTTTCAAATGCGGATAAATAATCAAAAGGATCTATAAATGGCTACAGTAAAAAACACCAGCGACGACTACACTATCACAGTAGCAAATGGTCTTGGCCTGTTGACCATCAATGCTGATCTTGACGTTGTTGGTAACATCACATACATTGACTCCAGCGAACTTAGAGTCACAGACCCATTTATCACAGTGGCGTATGACAACAATGGTGCAATACAGAGCATGGGTCTGGTGGCCCAAAAATCCACTACCACCTACGCAGGCCTGCGTTTCAACACAGTGGCAGGTGATTGGGAAATTAGCCCAGCGGTCGCAGCAAACGGTGCTCCGATAACAGCATATTCTACTATTTCAACCGGCGGCGCAGCCCCTGGCCTGCCATTTAATTCGGTGCAGTTCAATGGAGCAGGCACATTCACCGGCAACTCAGCTTTTACATTTGACGCTGGCAATGCCAAAGTAAACATAACAGGACAATTGGTGTTGGCCAACATAGTGTCAACACCGGCTACCACGCCTGATGTGGCAGCACTGTACAACAAACAAGTTGGCTCCGGCGGCACAGGCGTTTATGTCATAAGTTCCGCAGTCAACGATGAACTGGTTAGCAAAACCAAAGCAATTGTATTTGGCATTATATTTTAAGGAATCAACATGGCAATCACCAACACTCGGTTATATGATACTAACCCAACCACTGTATTTGCAGCAACAGGACAACAAGCTATCACAGTAATGTATTTTTGTAACACAACTTCAACCACTTGCTTGATAGATGTGTTTGTAATTGACAGTTCTGACAGTACGGGCGCTGCCTTTAGCAATATGGTATATTCTTCACTTGAACTCACAGCAAACGAAACATATGTTATATCATTGGAAAAACTCATACTTGACAACGGTGATCTAGTTGAAGTAGAAGCCAGCGTAGCAGATTGTGTCACAGTAACAGTGAGTTCAATCGCTGTGTAACATGGGAAACTGGACAAAAAATCGTGTTTTGGAATCCGGCAGCACTTCAGTTGTAATGCCGTCGGGTAGTTCTGGAACTCGTCCATTGGCTCCCGTTTTTGGTCAGTTTAGATTCAACACCGATAGTGCCAGTGTAGAATTTTATAACGGATCAATCTGGGTTACTTTGGCCAACGGTGGCGGTGTGTCATATGATGTTGACAGTTTTGTTGGCGACGGCAGTACTACTGTGTTCACAATGTCTATTCCTGAAAGTCTGGCGTCACAACTGATTGTGTTTGTGGGCAGTGTCTATCAAATACCCACTACAAACTACACTGTAAACGGTGGTTTCAGTATTACATTTACCAGTGCTCCGCCAAATGGATTGCCAATCAATGTAATTCACAGCACCAGTTAACTAACTAAATACCCTGTTAGGGAAAAACCAATGGCCATTAGTAAAATTGCAGGACAGATGTTGAAAGACAATCTCGAAAGAGACGGTGCTAATCTGGCAATTTCTGACACTGTGGCTGATACTCCAGTGGTGTTTGTTGACATACCCAACAGTCGTGTTGGATTTAACACTGCTGCACCTAACGCTACCGTAGATGTAGTGGGAAATATTCTAGCAGGAAATATTGCTGCGGCAGCAAACATATCGTCTGTGACACAGATATCCAATGTGCTGGTAGTTGTACAAACTGCCAACATTGGTGGTGTTAATATTGTAGGCAATGCTATTTCTGCAGACTCTGGTATATTGGCACTGGGATCTGCTGCAAACATTTCAATCACCGGCGGCTCACTCAATTACATTCTATCCACAGACGGAACAGGCAATCTATCCTGGGCGTCAATTAGCAATGTTGGCGCCATCGGCAATAACATTGCAATGGGCACCAACACATTGGGAAATCTTGTTAGTAATGCAGTTACATTGACAACCACAACATCTGTCACAGATGGTATAACACAATTGAACTTGGTGCTGGGCAAACTGGTACCACCTAGCCCGCCCAATTTTCCCGGCGGCCAAACACTCAGTATATCCAGTGTTGCGACCTACAGAATGGCCAACATTGTTCAGACTGACAACACTCCTGGTGCCAACAAAGCAGTTGCAGCCGGCACCTCGGTGGCCAGTGTGCGTAGAGCAGCTACTTACGCCACCAACACTATCAGCACAGTGGGGCCTGGAGATACTGGTGTAATTACCGCAGTGGTCAATGGTGCCAATGTGGGAACAGTGACACTCAATGCTGCGGCAACCCCAACTGCCAATGGCACATACGGCGGCAATCTTGTTATCACTAACAACTATGATTACAATGTGGCCAATGCCAGTGTTGCATCAGGTTTTTGGTATGTGTTTTCGTCGGCAATTTCTGGCAGTAATGCACCGGCCGGGTGGAATGAACTTTACATAGCAGATTCTGCTGTGGGCAATACCAATACCCCCAGCTGGTACTATGACAACAGCAGTCCTGCAACTCCCAGTTTCAGCAGCAGCACAATGACACCACCGGGGTCACCAACTGTGGCCTACAGCAGTACTATTCCGCATTACACCAGTGCTACTCAATTTGCCATTACTGCCAATGTGGCCAATGTCAGTGGCAATACATATCCAACTTCAAATGTGTTAGCGTCTGGCACTGCTGCCGGAAGTTTTGCAGCGCCTGCGTCAGTCAATTACAATGCCAGCAACATTGGCAGCAATGTGCTTAATTCTTTTGCATCAGCGTCTTTTTCAACAACCAGCACTGTGACCACTGGATTTGGATCTAGCTCAACAGGGCCCAGTATAAGTGTCAACAACAGTTACAGCACAGGTACATTGACGTTGACCGCAGCACTGGGCAATATAGTACTGCGTAAAACTGGTTCTGCTACCGCAGTGGACGAAGGCAACATTGTTGTGACCAGTGTTGGTTCTGGCAGTGGAAATGCTGTGCGTATTGTGAACCCCGGCAGTGGAAACACACCTGCGTACACGGGCAGCGAAGCAAATTTTGATAGCCAATCATCTACTTTGGAAACATACGATGCTGTTGTGGTAGGCAGTGCGTCTCAGGGTGTGCTCAAACACGATCAAACCAACTATGCCACTGGGTATTTGCCAGCAGGCCCCAATCTAAGCGCAGGCCGATCTGGAACACAGTACTTTACATTTAAGTTTGTGCGGGCCGATGTGAGTAAATTTGATATCACCTATGCTGGCAATGTGGCCGGCATGTGGGTGGCATTGCCCGGCAGTGTGATAGACGCCAGTTCTGGAGCAAACGGTTGGATCAACATGACAGTGGCCTACGCAGGAGCCGGATATCCCGGTGTCAACTCGCCCGGCAACGGGTCTGATGGTTGCAGTCTTGGCGGTGTGGTTGTGCCCAATGTGAACACAGCAAGCGTCAGCAAGACCTGTACATTTGGCACAGTGTCAAGTTCAAGCACTGGCACAAACGAAATTTATGTGAGACTGAGTCTTACATCTGGTCAATCAGTTACTGGCCTTTCATTAAAAGCAGCGAGTAACTGATGGCCATTGCAATTGCACAATATGTTGACCTGCTGTTCAAGAAGCTGCAAGGCGTAGCAAAAACAGCCAACAGTGTAACCAAAGGAGCATCCAACGAAAGCATTGCCAGCCCGGCATTTATCCGTGGCGACATTGTGTGGATGCAGTCCGACCAGATTACTTCTACGGCTGCGGCAATTGCCAACATTGCCAACGCTAGAATAAATGGAAATTCTGTAGAATGCATAGCAGATATCACGGTGCCACCTATTGGCGGCATACGCCCCACTTGGTTGTCCAATGTGACCTACTGGATCCCGCAAGAATTTGGGCCCACTTGGTTGCCAAAAGTGTTTGTGGGCCCGACAGGCGCAGCCAATATACAAGCAACAGGCACACAGATATTCACTGCTGGTATCGGCGGCGTTGGTGAATACTTTTTTGACACACAGGCCGGGGTACTTAATTTCATTGGTGAAACTATTCCCAGCGTACTCACAGCAGGCAATGTGGTGTACATTTCTGGCTATGAATACATAGGCGCTCTTGGGGTAACCAATAATCCAGGTAATGCAATCATTGGCAATTTAACCATAGCCAATACTACTATATCAACATCGTTGGTTGATGGCAACATAACTCTTGCTGCAACAGGCAACGCCATAGTACAAATTACCGGCACTGCCGGCGTGTCAATTCCATCGGGCAACACAGCTCAACGGCCGGATCCGGCCGTTGAAGGCACATTGCGATTCAACACAGCCACAGGCATTGTGGAAATCTACACAGGAACTGCGTGGAAAGGTGCTGGCGAAGTAATAGCATCCATTACCAATCAAACAATCAATGGCGACGGCAGCACTGCCACTTTTACCCTGGATAACCCGGCCACCGCAGCCAGTATTTTGGTCACTATCAACGGCGTTAATCAAACTCCAGCAGTTGATTACACTGTGGCCAATGATGTAGACATAACATTTACCACAGTTCCTATTACATCAGATGTGATACAAATTCGATTTATTTCACAAGTTACCACTGTTGCTTCGGTCACAAACGCCAGTGGCAACACATCAGTCACGGCCACAGACAGCGGAAACATCAACTTTGAGATAAATAATTCCACAGTAGCACAGATAACCAATGCCAGCATTTTGGATATCAGTGCCAGCCACAGCCTTCAATTGCCCACATACACAGTGGCAGAGGCCACTGGTCTAGCCAATGTAGCAACAGGACAGGTGATCTATGTTTCCAACGGAGCAGCCGGATCACCGTGTTTAGCGGTCTACAGCGGCGGCTGGAAACAAGTTGCCATCGGCAACGCCATCACAACTTGAAATAATTTTTTCCCTGCTTCATTGTCAATTTAACAACTGCTGAGCAGTGTATTCCTACGATTTTGGTAAATAACACTGTAATACTATACATTTGGCAAAATAAGTTGTTGGGTGAGCGAAACAGAATACCAAAACGGGAGTTTTAAATGGCTGTAACAAGAATTAAGAATAATCAGATCACTGATGCAACCATTGTTGCCAGTTCGAAGTTGGTTGATTATTCGATCAGTGCGGCAAAAATCGCCAACAACTTGACATACGGGTCAGACTTGACCATCACCGGGAACTTGACAGTTCAAGGTAATACCACTGCAATTGACACCAACATCACTACCATTGAAGATCCAGTTATTTTGCTGGCATCAACACAGACAGGTAATGCAGCAGTTGACATTGGTTTCATTGGACAACGCGGTTTGCAAACAAACATTGCGTTTGTGTGGGATGAAAGCCAGGGTGTTTTTGTAACAGCATTCACAGACACACCTGAAACAGCAACAACAATCAACATCACTGCGTATGCCAGCACAAAAGTATTGAATTCAGAAGTGACTGGCAATCTAGCTGTCACCGGTCAGAGCAATTTGGCCAACATCCTAGTTGCTGCAAATTCATCTGTGAGTTTTGGCAACAATAAAATTAGCAATGTGGCTGACCCAGTAGGCGCTCAAGACGCAGCAACCAAAAACTATGTTGACAGTGAACTCAGTAGTTCTGCGTTTAGTATCAGTGATGGGGTTACTACAGAATCAATTGTTGGCGGCGACACCATTGACTTTGAAGGCAGCACAAACATCACCGTTGCAGTTGCCTCGGTCACTGGCAATATAAGCAGTGTCACTGCCACACTGACAAACGACGTCTCTATCAGTGGCAACTTTAGTGCCACTGGAACAATCACATCAAATACCACAATCACAGGTGGCAATGTGGCCACTGGTGGCACAGTCAGTGCTACTGGCACAATCACAGGTGGCAATGTGGCCACTGGTGGAACTGTCAGCTCCACCGGAACTGCCACAGTGGGTAATTTGGACACAGGTGGAACTGTCAGCTCAACCGGAACTGCCACAGTGGGTAATTTGGCCACAGGTGGCACTGTCAGCGCGACCAGTACAATCACTGGTGGCAATGTCAGTGCAGGCAGTGGATATATTTCTACAACTGGCAATGTCAACGCTGGCAATGTCAACACAACAAGTATTGTTGGTGCAACAGTAACTGTTACATCTGCAGGTACTATTACATTTGCTGGCACACAGATTGATGCCAACAGCACAAAAATTATTAATCTGGGTACTCCAACTGCTGGAACTGATGCTGCCAATAAAGATTATGTTGACAGCGTAGCACAAGGATTGAATATCAAAGCGTCAGTTCGTGTTGCTACTGCTGCTGCACTGCCAGCATACACCTACAACAATGGTACTGCTGGAGTTGGTGCAACTATTACTGCCGATGCAGTTGGTGCATTGGTTGTGGACGGGCAAACACTCACAGTGGTAGGTACTAGAGTTCTAGTTAAAAACGAAATAGGTGATGTTTCCGGCGCAAACTCAGCATACAACGGTATCTACACATTGACCACAGTTGGCACTGGCGGCGTGGCATTTGTGTTGACTCGTTCATTGGATATGAATGTGGCAGCAGAATTTGATGGTGCATTTACTTTTGTTTCCATTGGTACTGTAAATGCAGACACTGGTTGGGTACAAACAAATGAAATTGCCACAGTTGGTACAACTCCGGTGTATTGGACACAGTTCTCCGGCGCTGGAGAATACACTGCTGGCAATGGTTTAACTTTAACAGGCACAGTATTCAGCGTCAATGTTGACGAAGTCACAACCACAATCAGCGGTGACAATGTTATTGTCAAAGCAAGCGCTCAATTTACCACACCAAACATTGGTGCTGCTACCGGTACAAGTTTAAGTGTCACTGGTACAATTGCTGCTGATGGCACAGCCACAGTAGGTAATGTTGCAACTGGTGGAACTGTCAGTGCAACCGGCAACATCACCGGTGGTAATATTTTAACAAGTGGTGCAGGCGGCGCCATTTCTGGTTCTGGTAATATCACAGGTGGTAATATCTTAACAGGTGGATTAATT